AAAATTCTCCGGGGGTTAAAATCCTGTCAAAATGGATTTTAGGTTAGCGGCTTTACGCCCTCTCTATAAGAGATCTGGGTCTTCTTTTGTCGCACATAGAAGGACCCTCTTTCAGTTAAAGACTCCTTTCAGGGTCATTAAAACATACCTAGATCTCTTATAGAGAGAGTGTAAAGTATTCGAAGCCTTGGCAAAAGATATTAGAAAGGAGACAAAAGTATATGGGAAGAAGAGCAGCGACAGCTACTCCCGCAAAGAAGCGTTCAAGGGTTCCTATGACTCCTGAAGACAGGGAACAGTACTTGATTAATCTCTCACTCGATGCTGCTGAAAAGCAGTTACGTGAAGGCACAGCCTCATCGCAGCTCATTACACATTTCTTAAAACTCGGTTCTTCAAGAGAACAGCTGGAACAGGACAAGCTCAGAGAAGAAACCAAGCAGACTAAAGCCAAAATCGATTCGTTGGAAGCTTCTGCTAAGAGTGAAGAGAGATACGCTGCAGCAATTGAAGCAATGCGTAGATACCAGGGTATCGAAGATGAGTAGATCAAGTCCAATGTCACGATCATATTTGGAAATGATCAAGTATCCTTCGTTTGAAGAAAGACTGCAATATTTAATGCTGTCTGGTTCAGTTGGGTACGAGACATTCGGCTATGACCGATGGGTTAATCAGGCATTATATTCATCAGGCGAATGGAGAGAGTTTCGTCATAAAGTAATTGTCAGAGATGGCGGTTGCGATTTAGGTGTTGAAGGATACGAGATACAAACACGACCGTTGATACATCACATAAATCCAGTTACCAAAGAGATGATACTTAACCGAGACCCAATGGTATTCGATATGAATAACGTTGTGACAACAACCCATCAAACACATAATGCCATACACTATGGACACGATACAAATGTTCGTAGCGGCCCTGTAATAAGGAGACCAAATGATACATGCCCTTGGAAACATTGAGGAGGAATTCAATGGAAGAGAGCATTCTTAAGATTATCAAGCAGCTTATTGGATGTCCTGACGACTTTGAGCAGTTTGACTTGGATTTAATCATTCATATCAATTCTGCTTTTGCAACTCTCACGCAATTGGGAGTTGGTCCTAAAGAAGGATACCGAATCACTGGTCCGGATAATGTCTGGAGTGAATTCGAAGAGGATGCCCAGAAGTCAAGCTTGATAAAAGATTATGTGTATATTAAAACTCGTTTGTTATTTGATCCGCCAACGAGCAGCGCGTTAATGGACAGTTTGAAAGAGCAACTTAAGGAAATGGAATGGAGATTGTACATTATGTACTATCCTGTTTCAGTAGATGATAAGAAGGGAGAGAATGACGATGACTAATTATTCAGCCGATGATATCAAAGACTTCTTAGCCAATAATCAGGAATTCTCTGACTATTATCTTGCACATTACGGATTACCAAGACGATCTGGAAGATACAAATGGGGATCTGGAAAGGAACCGTATCAAAGTCTTAGATCATCGGCTAAAGCTGGTGAGAAGTTTATAAAAAGTTTTTCTAAAAAGAGCAGAGTTGAAAAACAAAATAATAAACGAAGAGAAAGAACAGAAGCTGTACGACTTGAAAAAGAGAAACAAAAAAAATCTAAATACAGAAACGAAAAGGCATATGTAAAAACTTTATCTGATGAAGAGCTTAAACGAATAAATACTCGAGATCAGATGGAAGCCACATACCTTAAAAACCATCCGCAGAAGCAGCCATTACCAAAGAAGTTGGTTGATAAGGCCGTAAAGGATATTATTGTTCCTGCAGTTACAGAAGTTGTGAAAGAACAAGGAAAAGTTTATATCAAGGGTAAACTAAATGCTGCCGCTCAGAAGATGATTAATGAAGCAGTTAAAGCTGAAACAAAGAGTACGAAAAAGAAAAAGAAGTAGGTGATGCAAAATGCTAAGCAATACGGCAACGCCTAGGTACTATGGGGAGTTCCGAGATAAAGTCCTGGATGGAGAGATTCCTGTTAATAGGGAGATTTCCATGGAGATGAACCGTATTGATTGGCTTATAGCTAACCCCGGCGTATACTATGACGACAATGCTGTAGAAGGATGGATTGCTTTCTGTGAATCTGAAATGGTCTTGACCGATGGGTCCGACTTGGAACTGTTGGATACATTTAAACTTTGGGGAGAGCAATTATTTGGTTGGTTCTATTACGTTGAGAAAACGGTGTATGAACCAAATGCTTCTGGACGAGGCGGACATTTCGTAAGGAAATCCGTCAAAAAGCGTCTTGTCAACAAACAGTATCTTATCATTTCTCGAAGTAATGCAAAATCGTTATACGAGAGTTTAGTGCAAGCTTATTTTCTGACAGTCGATACAACAACGACACATCAGATTACAACAGCCCCAACAATGAAACAGGCTGAAGAGGTTACAAGTGCAATTAGCACTGCCATAGCAAGAGCGAGAGGGCCTATGTTCAAATTCTTGACAGAAGGCTCTATACAGAACACTACCGGTTCCAAAGCGAACCGTGTTAAGCTTGCATGTACCAAGAAAGGTATACAGAACTTTCTTACAGATTCGTTACTAGAGATCAGACCCCTGAGTATTAAGAAACTTCAGGGATTACGAGTAAAAGTAGCTACGGTCGATGAATGGCTCTCAGGCGAATTGAAAGAAGACCCAATTGGTGCGATCGAGCAGGGTGCAGCCAAAATAGATGGATATGTAATCTTAGCAGTAAGTTCGGAAGGTACCGTCCGTAATGGATGTGGAGATGCCATTAAAATGGAATTAATGGACATTCTCAAAGGCGAATACCAGAACTGGCATACTAGTATTTGGTATTACAGGCTTGATAGCGTGGATGAAGTCGGAGACCCAGACATGTGGCCTAAGGCTAATCCGAACCTACCGATCACAGTCAGCTATGAGACGATTCAGCAAGATGTTGAACGAGCTGAGAAAGCACCAGCTACAAGAAATGATATTCTGGCAAAACGTTTCGGAATTCCTATGGAGGGATATACATATTATTTCTCTTACGAAGAAACACTTCCGCACAGACCTAGAAGCTTTTGGAAAATGTCATGCGCAATTGGAGCGGACCTTTCTCAAGGTGATGACTTCTGTGCTTTCACATTCTTGTTCCCACTGAGAAACGGAATGTTTGGAGTAAAAGTTAGAAGTTATATAACCACACTTACTTTGAGTAAGTTGAACTTAGCAATGAGACAAAAGTATCAAGAGTTTATCGACGAAGGCACTCTTATTGTTATGGAGGGAAGCATCATCGATGTGCAAGATGTATATGAGGATCTAGACAAGTTCATAATAGACGCTCAGTATGATGTTTGCGCTTTGGGCTATGACCCATATAATGCAAAAGAGTTTATTGAAAGATGGGCTCAGGAGAATGGGTCATTCGGAATTGAGAAAGTTCCGCAGGGCGTTAGAACTGAAACGGTTCCTCTTGGAGAAATTAAGAAATTATCGGAAAAGAGGATGCTGATATTCGATGAATCTTTAATGAGTTTCTGTATGGGCCATTGCATAACATTGGAAGATACAAACGGAAACAGGAAACTGTACAAGAAACGTTACGAAGACAAAATCGATAACGTCTCAGCATTGATGGATGCACTTGTTGCTTACAAAGTTAATAAAGACGCATTCGAATAGGAGTAATGGTTATGTATGTAAAAATAAAGAATGACGATGGCACGTTTTCGTTAGTTCATTCGGACCTAGGCGGTGATCATCTGGAACATTATGGACTGCCAAGGCGGTCTGGCCGTTACAAGTATGGATCGGGAAAAGATCCGTATCAGCATTCTGGAAGAAGAGCATCGCATCTAGAGTCAAAATCGGATCGACTTGCATCCAAGATGAAGAAACAAACTTCTCAGAAGACAAAGTCACGTATATCTAATTACGAACGAAAAGCTTCAGAAGCTATGGCTAAAAGAGTCAAGTTCAAAGAAAAGGAAGAGGCAAAACGTGTTAAGCGTGACCACGCTATTACAGATATTGGGTATACCGGAAATCTTCAAAAAGCCGAACGAGCTCGGAAGAAAGCGAACCGTTATGGAAAGAAATCTGCTAAGTACACCAGGAAGGCTGAAGCAATCAAACGGCGTACAAGCAGAACTGCAGAAAAGAAGAAAGCGGTAGATGCTGAGTTAGCTTCTATCCGTGGCGTAAAATACGTTCAAAAACTTAAAAAGAAACAGAAAGGATGGTAATATGAGTAATTCTGTATATTACAAGGCCACCGATGAGGACGGAAACACCGTTCTCAAACATAGCTGGAAAAATCATAAATATATTCGTATCGAGAACGGTAGATATATTTATCCTGAAGATAAAGCCGCACAAAAAAATGCTGTATTAATACAGAGGCGGCAAGCAATGCAAAAGCTTCGTTATAAGAACAATGCCGCTAATCAAGCAAAAAAGAATATACCTTATAAAGGTCCAACAGATGCAATTGCAGCACAGAAGGTCCAAAAAGAAAAAGATTTCCAAAAACGTGTCAGAGCAATGAATGCTCATACTGTAGCTAAGAAGAATGCTGATATGGTAAAGAAGAAGCAGGACCGACAGATGAAACAAATTGCAGCCAATGTTAAGAAACAGAATGCCCCTTCAACAAAAGTTAAGAAAGCAGCAAACTTTGCTAAAAAGGTAGCGACCAGAGATACAGTTGCAAAGACAGTAGCAGCAAGATATCTTCTGGATAAAGCTTCAAAATCCCCAACAGCAAACGCTGCAAGGGCAAAAGCAAAGTCTGTAATTTCAAAGGGTGAGTACAAAGTTACCAGAGCTGGACAGAAACTTGCTCGTGATGTTAAGAAGTCAGGAGCATATAAGAAAGTAAGAAAAGCTACGTCAACTGCTAGAGACCGTGCAATGACTTCTGCAGAAGCACGCAATAAGGCAAATTCTGTCAGATCAAAGGCAGAGTACAAAATTGAACGAGCTGGTCAGAAGCTTGCCAATGATGCTAAACCTTATGTAACATCGGCAAAGAAGAATGTTAACAAGGCATATAAGTCAGCTAAGAAAGAATACAATAGAGTTTCTAGAGATGCCAGCAAAGCTTACAAATCAGCTAAGAAGAAAGCTAAGAAAGTAAGCAGATCTTTCAATAAAGCTAAGCGTGCAGGCAAAGCTTATCTGGATTACCTTACTAAATAAGGAGATTACTTATGGGTTTTATGAACAGATTAAAGCATGGTTGGAATGCATTTATGAACAAAGATCCAACAGCGTATCAAAATGGAACTGGTCTTGGCGCAGTGAGTTATGACAATCCATCTCGTCCTAGACTTACGATGGGAAATGAGCGGTCAATCGTTACAACGATCTACAATAAGATATCTGTAGATGCCGCAGCAATTGACGTAGAACACGTCATGCTAGACGCAGACAAACGCTTTACTGACGACGTTGAGGATGGGCTTAACTACTGTTTAACAATGGAAGCCAATATTGATCAGACATCGCGAGCGTTTAAACAGGATATTTTCCTGAAACTTCTTGACGAAGGATGCGTTGCTATAGTTCCGATTGATACGACTATGGACCCTGTGCATGGCAACGTTTACGATATTCAGACGATGCGTACAGCAAAGATAATCAATTGGTATCCGCGCCATGTTAGAGTGCGAATCTACAATGACCACACTGGTGAATTCGAGGAAATGGACCTTCCAAAGAAAATGGTCGCGATCGTTGAAAATCCATTCTATGCAATTATGAATGCACAGAATTCAACGGCGCATCGACTGAAAAGAAAGCTTGCAATTCTCGATTTCATAGATGATCGAAGTGGATCTGATAAGCTTGATTTGATTATTCAGTTGCCATATACGATAAAGTCCGAAGCAAAAAGAGCTCAGGCTAAAGAACGTCGTAAAGAGCTTACTGAACAATTGGCAAGCTCGGAATATGGTATTGCGTATATAGATTCGACTGAACATGTCACTCAGTTGAATCGTTCAATTGAAAACAATTTGCTCAAGCAGGTAGAGTATTTCACGAATTTGTTATTCTCTCAGCTTGGAATGACGGTAGAGATTCTCAATGGTACAGCAGACGAGAATACAATGAATAACTACTACAATAGTATAGTTGAGCCAATACTTGCAGCAGTCGTAGATGAGATGAATCGTAAATTCTTAACAAAGACTGCCAGGACCAAAGGGCATGCAATTAAATATTTCAGAGATCCATTCAAATTGGTGTCTACTACGAATCTTGCAGAGCTCGCTGATAAGTTCACGAGAAACTGTATAATGACATCTAATGAATTCAGGCAAGTAATTGGATTAAGGCCAGTGGATGATCCTAAGGCAGATACGCTGACGAACAATAATATTTCGGCGTCGAACACTGAATTGGATCAGATGTATAATACAAATTCTGCTGACGAGGAAACAGAAGAACAATAAAGGAGGAATTCAAAATGGGAGCTAAACGCTCAAAGTATGCCGATTGCGACTTTAAGGGCTGGGCTACAAAGTTTGGTATTCTTTGCGCTGATGGAAGAATTATTCAGCATGGTGCTTTTGATGATATCAATGGCGCTAAAGTTCCATTAGTGTATAACCATGATCACGGTAACATTAATAGCGTGCTTGGGCATGCTTATATGGAATGCCGAAAAGATGGTGTTTATGCATACGGATATTTCAACGGTTCAGACAATGGTCAAATCGCGAAAGATGCTGTTCAGCACGGAGATATGGATTCGCTTAGCATTTGGGCTAATCATCTTCAGCAGCGTGGGCCATATGTTCAGCATGGTGAAATTAAAGAACTTAGCCTTGTTCTTGCAGGAGCAAATCCAGGAGCATACATTGAAGATGTTGCCTTAGCACATGGCGACACAATTGACAACGATGATTATGAGGCATATATTTATTCGGGAGAGTATCTTGAGATTATGCACTCAGATGAGAAAGGAGAAGACGAAGTGGCTAATAAGAGCATTCAGGATGTCGTTGATACAATGACGCCAGAACAGAAGGATGCTTTCTACATGGCTGTAGGAAGTGCATTAGCAGAAGATCCTAACGCTCTCGAAGACGAAGATGAATACGAGGACGAGGATGAATACGAGGACGAGGATGATCACGACGAAGATCCTGACAAAGATGATGACGATTCCGAAGAATATGAAGAGGAGGATGACGACATGGGTGCAATCGCACATAACTTATTTGAAGGCAACAATACAGACAACGGAGACGTTCTGTCCCACAGCGAAATGCAGGAGATTATCGAGGACGGTAAGAGATATGGCTCTATGAAAGAATCATTCCTTGCTCATGGTATTACAAATATTGAGTACCTGTTCCCGGATGCCAAAAATTTAAACACACCACCTGAGTTCATTGCAAGAGACCAGGGATGGGTAACCGAAGTAATGAACGGTGTACATCACACACCATTCTCAAGAATCAAATCTACATTTGCAGACCTGCGTGAGGATGAAGCCCGTGCAAGAGGTTACATCAAAGGTAAGCTGAAGAAGGAGGAAGTATTCTCATTACTGAAGAGAACAACCACCCCGCAGACAATCTACAAGAAACAGAAGATCGATCGTGATGATGTAATTGATATTACAGATTTCGACGTAATCGTTTGGCTGAAAGCAGAAATGAGAATGATGCTGAACGAGGAAATCGCAAGAGCAGTCCTGGTCGGCGACGGGCGGCTTACGTCCAGTGACGATCACATCAAAGAGGACAACATTCGTCCAATTTGGAAAGATGCCGATCTCTACACAATTAAGCATCCTATTGCAATTACAAAAGAAACAACCGCAGCTGAGAAGGCTACAGCATTTATCGAGGCCTGTGTAAGAGCACGTATCGACTACAAGGGTTCTGGTAATCCGAAGCTGTTCGCTCCAGAGTCAATCATTACTGAGTGCTTGCTGCTGAAAGATAAGAACGGCCGTATCATCTATGACAACATTGACAAGCTGGCTACAGCATGCCGTGTATCTAAGATCGTATCCGTTCCGGTTATGGAAGGTCTTACTCGTGTGGACAAGACTGACACATTAGCTCTTCAGGGTATTATCGTAAACCTGCAGGATTATAACATCGGTGCAGACAAGGGCGGAGCTATCAACATGTTCGATGACTTTGACATTGATTACAACGCTCAGAAGTATCTTATCGAGACACGTATCTCTGGTGCGTTAATCAAGCCATTATCAGCTATTGCCATCGAAACAAAGATTGCTACAGCAGATCTTAGCAAGGCATCTTCTGGATCTGGAGTCAGCGGTAACTAATCAAAATGGGAGGAAATGATCGTGAATAGATGGTATGGTAAGATCGGCTTTGCAGAGCAAGTTGAAACAGCTCAATCAGTTTGGACTGAGCAAATAACTGAACGTACATATCGAGGAGATATTCTTCGTAATACGAGACGGCTTCAGGATTCGCAGGAAAAGATCAGCTACAACATTTCAATCTCTAATCAGATAAGTGTTGTCGGTGATGCCTATATACGCGATCATTTCGTTGACATGAGATGGGTAGAGTTTATGGGGGCTAAGTGGAAGGCAATAGAAGTTGATGCTTCACAGGCCCCTAGGCTTATCATAACGTTGGGAGAGCTGTGGAATGAGGACGAGACTTGACTTTGATAGATATTTAAAAGATATCGTTGGAGAGGGTGTCAATGTATATTTCCAGCCCCCTTCTAATGTATCCGGTGCTGGGCAAAAAGTTATAAAAAACATAAAATACCCAGCTATAATATATTCTGTTGATGATTATAATATTCGATCGGCAGATAATAAAAATTATAGCGTTGATAAAGAATACGCAGTAGAAGTGGTAACTAAAGACCCGGATAGTACATTGATTGATAAGATAGTGGAGATGCCCACTGCGAGATTCAATAGATCTTACTTATCAGATGGCATGTATCATTCGGTCTTTGTAATTATATTTTAAAGGAGGAAAAACATGTCTAAATTAACATGGGACAAAACCGGAGAACGTAAATACGAAACCGGTGTAGATCATGGCGTTATTTACCCGGTTATTGACGGAGAATATGGCGCTGGTTCTGCGTGGAATGGTCTTACCGCAGTTACAGAATCTCCATCTGGAGCAGAAGCATCTGCTGTATATGCTGATAACATGAAATATCTTAGCCTCATGTCAGCAGAAGAGTTTGGAGCTACAATCGAAGCTTATACTTATCCAGAAGCATTTGACAGATGTAACGGCACAGCCGAAATTACTAATGGAGTTACTATCGGCCAGCAGAACAGAGATACATTCGGTTTCTCTTATCGTACCCTGATCGGTAATGATGTAAAGAGCAATGATTATGGCTATAAGATTCATATCATTTACGGAGCTAAGGCTTCTCCATCTGAGAAAGGCTTCCAGACAGTAAATGATTCACCAGAGGCAATTTCGTTCAGTTGGGAATTATCAACAACCCCAGTTACAGTTGACGGGTTCAAGCCTACGGCTCATCTTGAGATCGATTCTACAAAGGTCGAAGCTACAAAGATGAAGAAGATTGAAGATGCTTTATACGGCACAGAAAGTACAGAAGCTAAGTTGCTGCTTCCGGATGAAATCATTAACCTTTTAAAATAACAGACCCGTCACTGGACGTCTCTGCAACTCCTATTACAGGAGAAGACGACCTGCTTGGAAAGAAGGCAGCTGACCTTCAGTCCAATATCAAGGTCAATGAGAGTACTGGAGTAATTTCTGGTACTCTTAACTACGTGACGGGCTATACAGGATTCAGCAGTAAAGTCGACGAACAGAGTGGTAATTACATCGCTCTTGATATTGCTCCAAAGAGTGGTTTCCCTGAATCATTAACAGTTGAAGTTAAGGGCGGAACATCTGGTCCATCTAAACTTCTCCAGTCTGATCATCAGGCAGTTCTTAAGATCAAGGACACTAATAAGCAGTCCATCTTGATTAAAGCAACTAACAAAGGCGCGACAGAAACAAAAGAATACTTACTTACAGGTGTAACACTTAAAACAGAATAAAGTTTTTCCTAGTCTGCTGAAATATGCAGACTGGGATTTTTAAGAATGAAAGGAGATTAAATTATGTTTATCAAAACTATCAATTACAAGGACTTTGACGGAAATGAGAGATCTGAAGATTTCTACTTCAATCTTACTCAGAGTGAAATTTTAAAATTGGAAACAAGCCTTAACGGGGGCTTAACATCATATATGAGCCTTATGGTGCAGAAACAGTCTCAGCCGGATATCATGAATATTTTTGAGAAGATTATTGATGCATCTTACGGAATCAAATCTCTTGACGGCCGTACATTTACAAAGACTCCTGAAGCACTGGCAGAGTTCAAGGCTACTGCAGCATATGACAAGTTCTTTATGGAAATTTGTATGGACGAAGCAAAAGCTTCCGAGTTTCTGCTTAATATCATGCCTGACGATGTAAATGACAAGATCAAGAAAGCAGCGGAATCCGGAGTCTATGACGATGCTACATTAAGCGATGCTCAGAGAAAAGCGATCTCAGCAGCAATGGCGGAAGTAGCAGGATCTGTGGCTGCAACTGATGATGCTGTAAAAGAAGGAAACTAAGGAGATAATTATGCTCGAATTAATTCTTCCCGGATATGAGCCATTTGATCAAGAAACTCAAACTTTTGGAAAGGTTGTAAAACCTACTAAGATTAAGCTCGAGCACTCCTTAATAGCAATTTCAAAATGGGAGCAAATATGGCATAAGCCATTGCTGAAACTCATGGATGAAGGAACTCTAACGGATGAAGAGTTTTTTGATTATATGTATTGCATGATAGTTGGGTCTTTCGATAAGGTCGAATTCTTTAAACGGCTTGATGATCATTTACTTAAAAAAGTAACAGACTATATCAATGACCCAGCTACGGCATCTAGGGTTTTTACAATTGGAGATGACGACAAAGGAAAACCGGAGACGTTAACTAGCGAATTAATATATGCTTACCTAGCAATAGCTAGAATACCATTCGACCCTTGCGAGAAATGGAATATAAAGCGTGTATTTATGCTAATAGAATTATACACTGTAAAAACTAATCCACCTAAGAAAATGTCCAATGAAGAAATCCGAAGATGGCAAAAGAAAGAAAATGAACGAAGAAAAAAAGAATTACACACAAAGGGGTGACATTATGGCCAGAACACGAAAAGCGGCTGTTAACCTTATTAATTCTTGGGTTGGCAAAAATGAAAAAGATGGATCTTATAAATCCATTCTTGATATTTACAACAAACAGAAAACAAAACCAAGAGGCGTCACTATGAAACCTGGAATGGCATGGTGCGCTACGACTTGGTCCGCAGTAGCAATTGCCCTTGGATACACTGATATTATGCCTGTTGAGTGCAGTTGTTTCTACCTTATTAAAAAGGCTAAGAAAATGGGCTGCTGGAAAGAAAACGATAACTATACTCCTAAAATTGGAGACGCATGTCTTTACGATTGGCAGGACAATGGAACAGGCGACAATGAAGGAACTCCAGATCATATAGGAATGGTAACATATGTAAATAAGAATGAAGGATACTTTGTTGTAACTGAAGGTAATTATAAAGACGCCGTTAAGAAGAGAACTGTCAATATTAACGGAAAATTTATACGTGGGTTCATTACTCCGAAATATGATGCAGGCCAATCAAAGATCAATACAAGCGCTAATCGTAATGTTGGAAAAGACATTAAATCTGTAGCTAGAGAAGTTATCGCTGGACAATGGGGAGAAAATTACAAATCTAATCTTAAAGACAAGCATTACAATGTTGATGCTGTTATGAAAGAAGTAGATGCAGTAATTAACACACCATGTGGACTAATGACCACAACTTGTTATGCAGAGCATATGAGCTATTTTTATAAGGGTTTATATAAAACTTCTAAAAAAACTCCTATGCGTATTGACGCTGGATGGAACAAAAAGCTCATGGTTGAAATTCCAGCTAGGAGAAAGGTCGAATGTTACGGATACTTCAGCAAGTATAAAAAATCGGTATGGTTGCTTTGCGCTGTAACAATTAAAGGAAAGAAGTATACAGGATTTGTAGAATCTTCTACATTAATCGGATAAGGGGGAAATGATATGATCAGATGCAAACTTGAGGGTAACTTTAAAAAGCTCGACAATTATTTCGAAAAGCTTTTGGAAGGCGTTAACGTTGGTATATTAAACAAGTACGGACGTGAAGGCGTAGCTGCCCTCAAGGCTGCAACTCCTGTTGACACTGGAGTAACAGCAGCATCGTGGTATTATGAAATAGTTCGTGGCAATGGGTCAGTAAGTTTGGTTTTTAAAAATTCTAATGTAGTGAACCATGTGAATATAGCTATTATTCTACAGTATGGGCATGGAACTAGAAATGGTGGATATGTTCAGGGGGTTGACTATATTAGCCCGGCTTTAAAGCCGGTATTCGATAGGCTAGCTAAAGATGCTTGGAAGGAGGTCACTGGATAATGGGTAAAGTTGTTGAAGATGACGTTGTTCGAATGCAATTCGAGAATGGACAATTCGAGAAAAAAATCCGTCAAAGTCAAAAATCTATAGAAGCTCTTAAGAAAAGCATCGATTTTAGTGAGTCTGGAAAGAGTCTTGCTAAATTTCAAAATGAGACCAAAAAGTTCAACATGGACGGAATGGGCAGAGCGGTAGAAGCAGTTCAAGTCAAATTCTCAGCTATGGATACTGTAGTTATGAGCGTTTTGAACCGACTTACAAATGCGGCTATAAACACCGGTAAGAAAATAACATCTGCTCTAGCATTTGACGGAATGTCCGATGGATGGAATGAATATAAACTGAAGATGAATTCTATTCAGACAATTATTATGTCTACTGGAGAAAGTTTATCTACAGTGAATAAATATCTCGATGAGCTTAATACATATTCCGACAGAACAATTTATTCGTTCTCAGACATGACTGCAAATATCGGTAAGTTTACAAACGCCGGTGTAGGTTTGAAGGATGCGGTTGCGGCAATTAAGGGTGTTTCGAACGAAGCAGCTATTTCAGGTGCAAATGCAGAGCAAGCATCACATGCCATGTATAACTTTGCTCAGGCATTATCTGCTGGATATGTAAAATTAATTGACTGGAAATCAATTGAAGTAGCGAATATGGCCACTATGGATTTCAAGCAGAATTTGCTTGATACTGCTGTTGCTCTAGGAACGGTTGTCAAAAAGGGCGAAGACTACTATACCACCACTACAAATGCTAAAGGAGCTACATCTGACGCGTTCAATGCTACGAAAAACTGGAATGATAATCTTCAGTATCAGTGGATGACTACTGACGTACTCATTCAAACGCTTGGTAAGTATACGGATGAAACAACCGAATTAGGACAAAAAGCGTATGCTGCAGCTTCGGAATTCAAAGATGCCGGACAGATGTTTGCTGCTTGGAAAGAAGCGATCGGATCTGGATGGGAGCATACATGGGAAACAATATTCGGTAACTTCGAAGAATCCAAAAAGCTTTGGGGATTTATAGATAGCATAATCGGTGATTATATCGTAAAAACGTTTGCTGCTAAGAATGCTACTCTAGATGCCTGGAAGAAAATGGGTGGCCGCAATTCATTAATGCGTTCATTCACAAATACTCTAGCAGCAGCTGTTGCAGTATTAGATACTTTCAGGGTTGCTTATAGAGCTATCTTCCCAGAAAAGAATGCAAAAGAAATAAAAAATATAACCGATGCATTTGAAGCTTTCACTAAGAAACTAATAATGTCTAGGGATAAGGTCGATAAATTATACAGGACATTGAAAGGTTTATTCACAATTGTCAAGATTGTTAAAAATGTTCTTGGAGTAGGACTTAAGACAGCCTTACAGGTAGTTTCTAAATTGTTGGGTATATCTGTAAATAGTGTACTCGACCTTACAGCGGTTCTAGGTGATGGAATTGTACAGTTTGAAAAGTTTGGAAATATTTCAGGTATAGCTGCTAAGAGTGTCGATTTCATATCATCAGCAATAGCATTTGCCATCAAAAATATTGAGTACTTTGCAAAAGCGATTTGGAATTGGAAAGGAACACAGGAAGTAATAAAATTCTTAGACGATCTTATAGTTAAAACGTTGTGGCCAGACATAAAAGAATTTGGTGAAAATGCCGGAAATATGATCGATGATTTTATAGACCACTGCGAAGAAGTTGGTCATATAGATTTCAAAGCTTTGCTTAGTACTATTATTGGGATAGGTGCTATTGCGAAAGATAGTTTTGGAGGCGCTGGAAATTCCATAGATTCATTTACGTCGAAACTGTATTCGCTTAGATCTAAGATTACTGGATATTTTAAAGGTTGGACGGATCAAGCAACTGGATTTAAGAAAACGATGATTGACACATTTGATGGGGTGTTTTCATTTGTTAAAGACAAATCTGGAAAAGTTAATACTGCTAACATATTGACTATTTTGTTGGGCGGCGTTTCAGTAAAAGCTCTTTATAATCTTTCTAAATTGTTAGAGGTGCTTACAGATAGATTCGGTGGTTTATTTGCATTACCGGCAGCAATAGGTAACAGTTTTATTAAACTAATGAATCAAGGAGCATTAACTCTTAAAACTTGGCAAGATTCTATCAAAGCCGATATAGTTATTAAGATTGCAAAAGCTGTAGCTATATTAGTTGGGTCCATAGCTTTGTTAACTGTGTTACCTCAGGATCGAATCGAAGGTGCCGTTGTCTTGATAGGTATATTGGGAGCAGCGTTAACGGCATTTGCTTACGCGATCGGTTCTATTTCAACAGAAAAGTTAGCAAAGGGATTTTCTGGTGTTTCAGCAATGGTCATTTCTATTGCTGGAAGTATTTTACTAATGACTGTTGCACTTGAGAAACTTCAAAATGTGACCATTAATAAATCCATGGCAATTAATATTGGAGTAATTACAGGGCTTGTAGGAGTTATTACAATATGCTCAGGAGCTTTAACAAAGTATACAATGGGTGCAAATGCTAAATTAGCAGCCGCTGGAGCCCTTCAAATTGTATCTTTAGCAGCCTCTTTGCTACTGATGGTTAAAGCTATAAAAGGGTTGTCTAATTACAATATTGAAGATGCTGGGAGCACTATTGGTGCTTTAGTATTGGCTGTTGGATCATTATCAGTTCTTATGATTGCTGTTGGAAAAGCGAACGCTTTAGGCGGAACTAGAGGAGCACTTACATTATTAAGCTCTGTAGTGGCAATATATGGATTAGCTAAAGTGATGTCTAAAATTTCTAATATGGATTTTAGCTCCATGAAGAAAGGATGGAAACAATTTGTAGTAGTATTTGGAACGATGATGCTACTATTCAAGGCATCTGCTAAAGCCGGTCCTAATGCATCTAAAGCAGCTGTATTATTGCTAGGATTTACTGTTAGTCTACATGTTTTACTTGCTGCGTTTGAGAAATTACAGAAGTATGATTTTAAGACAATGGCTAAATGCATAACAGATCTAATTGCATTGATGATACCTATTGGAAGTCTAATTAAGGCTAGTGCTAGCGCTGGACAATATGCTGCTAGAGCTGGCGTTATGATGATGACTGTTGCTGGTTCTATTGTGATTTTAACTGCGGCTATAGCTATATTATCCGGTCTCGACCAGTCAAAAATGGCAGGAGCGACCGCAGCTGTTGATTCCATAATCTTATGCATGTCAGCTATGATCAAAGCTGGCGATGTATCAATTGATGCTAAGAAGTCTGTAATAGTCACTGCTTTAGTCGTTGGTGAAATAGCTGGAGTTATTGCCTTATTGGCTCAATTAGATCCAACCGGAGTTATTGCAGGATCAGCAGCAATATCGTTGCTTTTAGGTGTATTTACACTATGTTTAAAAGGGTTCTCTGGTGTTGGAAAGGTTCGCGCTAGTGTTCTTTTAGCTGGTGCAGTTCTTTTGGAAATAGCTGGCGTTATTGGGATGCTGGCTCAATTGGACTGGAAACGATCGCTGGCAGCTTCTGCAGGATTAAGTATGGTTTTATTATCTGTATCCGCATCAATGTTGATACTTCAAAACGTTCCGATTGCTGGGGCTATAACTGCGCTAGGCAGTTTCTCAATATTTATCGCTGGACTCGCAGCGATTATAGCTGTACTAGGAGGTCTTAATAAGATACATGGATTCCAGGATTTCATGAACGGCGGAGTTCAAGTATTAGAAATCCTTGGCGAAGGTTTAGGAAAGTTAGTCGGCGGAATTATATCCGGAGTTGGTCAGGGAGTTACAGACGGGCTACCACAAATAGCTACAAATCTATCAGACTTTGCAGATAAATTGAAGCCATTTTTGGCTACGATGGGTAAGGTCAAACCAGAGATAGGATCATCTATGTCTGTGCTGGCAGGATGTATCGTCAAAATAGCTGGAGCTGAGATCGTGAATGCTATTTCAACATTCATCAACCTTGGGCAAGACCCAATCAAGAAATTTGCTTATCAGCTACTGTATCTTGGCGCTGGTATGAAAGCGTACGGCGATCAAGTAGCAGGTGTTAATCCTGAAACAGTCAAGGGCACTGCAATAGCGGCTAAAACCCTAGTTGAATTAGCGAATGCTATACCACGATCTGGTGGATTAAAACAGCTACTGACAGGATCTAAAAGTTTAACTTCATTCGGATTATCTCTTATACCGTTTGGAGCAGCATTTTCAATATATGCTACAGAAGTCGCTAACATAAATCCTGGGGTAATTAAAGGAACATCTTCTGCAGCTCAAACATTAACTGATTTAGCGAATGCTATACCTGAAGCTGGTGGATTAAAACAGCTACTGACAGGATCTAAAAGTTTAACTTCATTCGGATTATCTCTTATACCGTTTGGAGCAGCATTTGCTACTTATTCTAGTCTAGTTGCCGGAGTTAATACGGACACCGTAAAAGCAACATCTGCGGCAGCAATGACGATAACAGAATTTGCAAATTCAATCCCTAAGTTAGATGGTATGAAAGAGTGGTTCGTAGGGGGCTCTGAAGATTTAGGAACTTTTGGTAAGAGCATGGTATCATTTGGTAAGTCATTTGCAAAATACTCTGACACTGTATCTAAAGTCGATACTGAATCGATAAAGGCAACGTCATCGGCTGCAATGACAATTACAAAATTAGCAGGAACAATACCGAGTTTGGATGGTATGAAAGAGTGGTTTGTTGGAGGCTCACAGGACTTAGGAACTTTCGGTAAGAGTATGGTCTCATTTGGTAAGTCATTTGCTAAATACTCTAAAACAGTATCCGGAATCGATACCTCAACTATAACAGCTACATCTGCCGCAGCTACATCCATTGCAAAATTGAATGATGATCTACCAGAAGCAACTTCTGCTAAGAGTATACTCTTTGGCGGGAACAAGGAGAGCTTAAAGAAATTCGGAAAGAATCTTGTATCGTTTGGCGAGAGTTTCGTCAGCTTCTCAGCAACAATAAAAGGAGCCGACACATCTAACGCTGGAACTATTGCTAAGCAATTATCTGATTTCATTAATTCGTTAAATGGAATTAAGGGCGGACTAGATAAAAAAGTCAAAGACATGAACAAAGCATTTAAGGCTTTGGGTAAGACATCCCTAAAATCTGTGCAGAATGGATTCGAATCAAAATCGGGGGATTTCGAGAAGGTTGGTTCTAAGGTTGTTGGATGGATCTCAGCTGGAATGAAAAACAATAGCGAAGATATGAAGTCTCCGTCATCAAGTGTGGCCAAGAAATTCTTGAAGTACGTCACTGATGCATTTAAATCGGATACAGATACTACCGATGGATTTAACTCAGTGGTAAATAGCGCTCTTAGTACAGCTAAAAGCACATTTAATGATTATAATTCAAAATTTAAAGACGCCGGTTCATCATTAGCCAAGAACCTTGCTAGTGGTATGAGATCTAATTCTAAGGATTTTAGCACGGCTGGTGCTAATGCGGCTATAGGATTTATGAGTGGAGCAAAGAACAAGAGCTCAGATGTATACTCGACGGGTGTTTCATTAGGTAATCAATTGCTTAAGGGAATGAAAAGTAAGAAATCTCTTGATGAGCATTCCCCTTCCAAGAAAACCAATAAGATTGGCGCTTATGCCGGAGAAGGACTTGTTAAAGGTGTCAAATCTAAAGCTGGAGATGTTGAGCTTGCTGGAATTGATATGGGACGAGGAGCTTTGCTAGGCGCTGGAAAAGGAATAAAAGACGGCGCTAAGAAAGCTCAAAAAACAGTTACAGGATATGTCAAGGGAATTAAGAAATCCATTAGTAAATCGGTTGGAAATAAAGACGTTGATGGCGTCATGAAGACCGTAAATGGCATTCTTAATGCAGGCAACAGTACGTTTTCAGACCAAATGGATAAAACGACAAAAGACATTATCAAAAATGCTAACAAAACTGGAGCTGGCGTAACTAGTGCATATGATAGCACTTCTAAGAAAATTACAGGTAGGTCTAAGAAGAACAGCAAGAAAGCAAAGATCAAGATGACCAAAATCATAAAGGTCGCTTATCAGTTTGGAAAGACTTTCGACAAAGCTGTAAGCTCGTTTAATAAAACTCCTTATGAGACGATTACTAAAATCTCTAAGAGTTTAGGAAAAGAGCTTCTCAAGACAACGCCTAAGCTTAAGACGCTTAGCAAAGCTACTAAAACTGCCGAAAAAACTATCAAGAATTTTGCTATTGCACTGTATAAGGAATCGGATCAGTATAAGGAAGACACTAAGTCCGTTAAGCAGCATGAGGCAGCTTTAAAGAAGCTCCTTAAAACTCAAGACCGTTTAAAGAAGGGCCTTAGTGCTTCAGGCAAAAAGATTAGCAAAAAGAATCTCAATTCGGCTATTAAGGAAAATAACACTGCTATTAAAAATGCTGTGAAACAGCTGAAAGATGATCAAAAGACGATCCAGTCCAACATTAACTCGACGTTCAAAGAATACAGGAACAATATCATTAATTCGATAAAGGAATATACTAAGTTTACGAATATTGCATTCGATAACTCTAGGAACATATTCTCCGAATTCTCTGATTCTATGGACGATGAGATGAGTACAGTTCTTAAGAACATGGAAAGTCAGGTTGATGGTTATCAGGAGATGAAGGATAACCTTGCGAAATTATCCAAGAATGGTCTTAGTAAGGGACTTATTGATACTCTTAAAGGTATGGGAGAATCTGGTTATGCATACATAAAATTATTTGCAAATGCTTCAAAAGAAGAAATCGACAGAGCGAACAAAGCGTATGCAGAAGCTAGTAAACAAACGAAAGAAGATATTATAGCTTCTTATAAGCAGACTTATCAAGATGCTGTTAAGTGGAAGAATTCTATTAAGAAGATGCTTAATCAGGGTTGGGATATTCGCCTTGTTCAGGAATTGGTTGATGAAGGGCCTGGAAACCTGAGTAAAGTATTGGAAATGCTTACCTTTTCAGCTGAAGAGCGTAAAGAAATTAATGACGTATATGTTAAGAATCTCAAACTTCAGAAATCTGGAGCTAATGATATTATCAAGTCGTTTGCTTTGAAGAAAGAAAAAGAAGCTGCCAAGAATAAAGCGAAGAAATCCGTTAAGAAAACAGCCAAAGAAGTCAAGAAAGATGTAAAAGAAATTCCAAATGCTGTTTCTGAAGCAGCTAAGGAAATGGAGAAAAATCTCAAGAAGATAAACAACGATTGGGACGATGCAAAGAAGAAAATCGAAGATACGGCAAAGTCTATGACGGAATCCGTAAAGAGCAGTCTCGATAGCTTCACGTCGTTTGTTAATTTCGACATTTCAAGTTCTACAGATTACTTTACGAGATACGAGGAAGTAGTAAATGATCTTGGCAATGACACCATTATCGATCGTATGTGGTCACAGGTTAATGCCGAAAAGAGAGTAATCGAAGGTCTCGAGGAACTAAAGAATATGAGATTTGCAGATGGATTGCTGGATTATCTTAAGAGTCTAGGGACGCAAGCAATACCGTATATCGAAGGATTCAAGCTTGCAACTAGTGAACAAATTACAGAAGTAAATAATCTATTTGCTGAAAAAATGCAAATGACAAAAGATTCGGTAAAGCAACAAGCCAGAGATAATGTCGAAGCTGTTAAGAAATGGGAAGCTGAAATACTTGACCTTGCTAAATCGCTAGATCCTAGATTGTTAAAAGAATTAGTCGATCAGGGAATGAGCGCAGCTGATCTTGTTGATGTATATTACAGCATGACGCCTGCTGAAAGAAAAGAAATGAACGATCTGTATGTCGAAAAATTGTCAATAAATGAAGAAGTAGCAAAAACAGTATCCGACTCATACAAAGAAGCAGGTCTAGGTGCTGTTAATTCTATGTATCAGGGAATGATCGATGCAGCTACAGGTAAGGATGTGTCTTCTAAGAAAGGCTCGTCCAGAAATCTTAAAGGGTCAGCAGCTACAAAAACGGTTAATGCGGTAGCTAAGTCATTTGACGAAGCACTTAAAAAAGATACGTCATTCAAGTCTTCAGGTAAGAAAGCTGGAAACCAGTTCAAAGCTGGAATTGACTCGGCTTCCGAAGGGGTTGCAAAATCTGCAGAGCAATCCGCCAAGAAGGCTTGTACAACCTTTACGAATTACGCAGAAACAAACTTCAAGAAAGCTTTTAAATCTGCCGGAACATCTCTTGGTTATTGCTTTGCTTTAGGTCTTGCTGCAACAACGGTGTTAACAGCTGTAGAATCTTCTTGTAAATCAGTGGTAGATAAAGCATTATCTTCGTTTTCAAAAGGCAGCGACAAAGCATCTTCTAAAGGAAGTGCACTTGGTAATTCATTTGCTCAAGGCATTAGAGGAGCTATACCATCAGCTGTTAGTGCTGCTCAGGAATTGGTTGATGCTGTGAACGCAGTACTATCTAAAATACAGATGCCTAGTTTAAGTGTCGGTGCTAACACTTCGAATCTGTCGTCAATGGTTAGTAGCGGAGTGACATCGGCTACGGGATCTTCTGTAGCAGGAGCTAGTGCTGGTTTAGCAGCTTCTATAGCTAGTAGTTTAGCGGGTGGTGTATTTGGCAAAAGTAACATCAGTAAAGCTATATCACAACTTCAAAATGGGGGAAGATCATCTCGAGGTTCTATTAAGGGTTCCAGCGCCCCAGCAGTAACTAATAACTACACATTCAACCAGACTAATAATTCGCCTGTAGCATTATCTAATAAAGAGATATATCGACAGACAAAGAACCAGTTTAGTCAATTAAAGGGGGCTCTTAAATGATAAAGAAAGTAATCGTTACTAATTATTTAGGGGAATCCCTAGAAATGGAACTAGCTAGGCCTGAGGTTTCGGGTCTAGCTATAACAGACATCGAAGGTTTAGGGCCAGTTAAGGCAACTATCAACACTAGTGAGATAGCGACCGGAGATGGAGCATTATATAATAGTGCTAAACTTGAAACTAGAAATATAGTTATGACTCTGGATTTTAGATTCGGAACAGATATCGAAACCATTAGGCATACTACATATAAGTATTTCCCTATCAAGAGATACCTCACGTTGACATTCGTAACGGATCAGAGATCTCTTGATGCTTTCGGTTACGTCGAGTCGAATGAACCTGAAATATTCCAGGCTCATGAAACTACTCAAATCTCCGTAATTTGTCCAGACCCATACTTTTATGCAACTAATGGAAAGACGCTTACATTATTTAGTGGTGTCAATCCTAAATTTGAATTTCCATTTGAAAACAATTCATTAACTGAAAAGCTAATAAACTTCGGAGACATCGTACATATGTATGAGAATGTAGTAACGTACAAAGGAGATGCTTCAGTAGGTATAACAATAACAATTCATGCGCTAGATACAGTAAAAGACATTGTGATCTATAACGCTAGAACTCGTGAAGTTATGAGGATAAATACTGACTTTATACAGACCCTAACTGGTCAAGCATATGGCGCTGGTGATGATATAATTATCAACACTAAGCGAGGAGAAAAGTCAGTTACATTACTGAGAGCCGGCTTAACGACCAACATTCTAAACTGCTTAGGTAAAGGATCGAGCTGGTTCCAGCTGTCGAAAGGAGATAATATCTTCATTTACAATGCTACAGAAGGAGCAATGAGTATTCAGTTCAAGATTGAAAACGATACGATATACGAAGGAGTATAACTTATGGAAGGTGATTAATTTGAGGAGGTAAGCAATGGAAGCTACAATATTAAACTCAAGGTTTGAAAAAGTAGCCATTATTGACAGGTTCAAGTCCTTCATTTGGACTGATAGATATCAAGAGAATGGGGACTTCGAACTCTACCTCACTTTGGACATGGATGGAGTGTTTCCTTATCTGGTCAATGACTACTATCTTCAAAATGATGATTCAGTTCACATGATGATTATTCAGGGAATGCTTCTTGAAACGAATACTACAGAAGGACCAACAATTAAAGTTATAGGCTACTCTCTTGAGAGCTTGCTGAAGCGTAGGATAATATGGGACAATACTACACTTGGCGGAAATTTCCAAGATGGAATAGAGAAGCTTATAAATGACGCTATTATAGCACCGTCAAAATCGGAAAGAAAGATTCCTAACTTTGTATTCAAGAAAAGTACGGACAGTAGAATAACTGCCCTTACAATCGACGCCAAGTATGAGCAGCATGAAAACTTATATGAGGCAATAAACTCTCTTTGCGTCGAGAAACAAATTGGATTTAAAGTTACGTTAAATGAAAATAAACAATTTGAGTTTGAGCTGTACAAAGGCGTTGATAGATCTTATGCACAGCAATTAACTCCGTATGTTGTATTCAGTCCTTCATTTGAAAACTTAAATAACACATCTTATTTGGACAGTAAAGAAGATTACGCAAACGTTGCGTTAACTGTTGGAGAAGATGGGGATACACAAACATTATCCGGGAATCCGTTGAAGATTACTAAAGAAGTGACTAGGGACGGAGAAACTCAGGAACAGTTGAGTGGTATGCATCGATGCGAGATATATGTTGATGCTGGGTCGATTACTTCTGAGGATGAGGACCATAAAATGAGCGACGCCGAGCGACTGAAAGTAGTTGCTCAGAAGGGCAAAGAAGCTTTAGCTGAGAAACCACATACCATATCTATGGATGGAGATGTTGATCCTCATACTATGTTTGTATACGGACGAGATTTCAAAATGGGGGATGTAGTACAGATAGAAAACGACTATGGTATTAAAGGGACATCAACCGTGTCGGAATTTATTATGTCCCAAGATTCTAGTGGGGAAATTTCATACCCTACTTTTACAGACTTTGTAAGTGCCGATGATAATAGAATACCAGTAGGCTCTTAAAGAATAAGATAAAGGAGGAAAAATATGAGTTTTGCATCTGGATTTTTTAATTCCGTAGATCATGATAGATTATATGATGCTATCGACATTTCAAGATTATTTGATGGTTTAATTCGAGATGGAATATTCGCATCTATTGGCGACTGTCTTGTCGTAAAGCAGAGCAATCAGATGAATGTAACAGTTGGAACTGGACGAGCATGGTTTAATCATACTTGGAGTTACAACGATGCTCTTTATCCAGTTACTATTCCACCATCAGAAATTCTTATGGACCGAATCGATGCAGTTGTTTTGGAGATCAACTCTGTCGAGGCTGTAAGAGCAAACAGTATTAAACTAATTAAAGGTACACCATCTTCGACGCCTACCAAGCCAGCACTGACAAATACTAAGGAAGTTCATCAGTATCCGTTGGCATACGTTACAGTTGGTAAAGAGGTTACGTTAATAAGGCAGGCAGATATTGAAAACTGTGTAGGGACGAGCGCATGTCCATTTGTTACAGGCATTCTCGAGGTAATCAGCATCGAACAGCTTATTCCTCAGTGGAAAGATATCTTGAATCGGTTCGTAGAAGAGAATACTGCAAACTTCAATACATGGATGAATGGAGAGAAGCAGGATTACCAGGCTTGGCTCACAGCCGCTAAGAAAGAGATTACGGATTGGCAAGCAACTTCAAAATCGGACTATCAGAAATGGTATGACAGTATTAAGAATGGCTACGACCAGTGGTTCGCTACAATTAAAGCTGCTTATGACGCTAACTGGTCTACGTTCCAGCAGTGGGAAAAGGCGTCCCAGACAGAGTTTGATAAGTGGTTTGAAAATATAAAAAACAAACTCGAAGGTGACCTTGGAGGTAAACTTACTCTGGAAGCAGAGAAGTTAGGTAAGGAGAAAGTATCACTTATCGAGTCAACAAAAACAGATCTCACAGGTACTGTTGAAGCGCCATTAATGATTGGAAAAGCTACCAGGAATTTATTAGATCCGGGTTTATCAGGATGGAGTAATCGTAATGGGATAAAAATTACTAAAAACGGAGATGGTACTTACACACTGAATGGCACAGCTAGGGCAAACGTTGTGCTATATCTTAACGGTAACAACTTACAGCCGACACAATTTAAAAATACTGTTGGAGGATGTAGGATGTTAGGTTGCCCTATAAATGGAAGCCAAGACACTTATCGATTTGACGTTTGTTATTATGAGAACTCAGAATTTAATTCGGAATTGAAAGCAGTAGCATCTGATATTGGAAGTGGAGTAATTATAGATGATTCTTATCCTTATTTAGTTTATCGGCTCTATATTAATAAAGGAACAACAGTAACAGATCTTATATTTAAACCGATGATCACTGCCGATCTCGAAGCTACGATTGATAATTTCGTTCCATATTCCGGATACGATATTAAGACGATAGGAAAGAATCTAATTCCATATCCATATTTTCATGGTTCATCGTATACTACGAATGGAGTAACATTTACTGTAGATTCAAATGGAGTAATACATGCTTCAGGAACAGCAAATGCTTCTGCCGATGCGACTTTTGCACTATTTAGAGCAATTCTTGTTCCTCGTCTAACAGTTGGCAATAAATATACAATTACTGCGAGTGTAAAAAATGGAACAGCAAGAGTATTCTTAATAAACGTAACTGATAATGCTTATACTAATATTGCTGCCGTCATTGCAAACGATAATACAAAATCGAAAACATTCACTTTTACAAGGGTCGAAGGTGCACGTGATAGTATGGGCGTGAGCATTTTAAAAGGAACAACAGTAACCGATTGCCAAATCAAGGTCCAATTAGAGGAAGGAGAAACGGCTACAGATATAGCCCCATACCAATCCTCAACCACGAAGATCACTCAGGCTACAGAGTTTCCTAATTTCGATCTAAAATCATTTGACGGAGCTACTCATATAATCTCTCCAGGTAATGTTCAGTCATTCCACGCTGATGCGCCAAATGGCAAATATCTGTTAGAGTCAATCAAGAAATCAGCAGAGTCTGGAGGCGTTAGCTATGGGGTAAACGCTCCTACTAATCCTAAAGTTGGAGATTTATGGATTGACCCATCTAGTGGAAGTCTCATACAATATTGGACCGGAAGTAAATGGACTCCAACTAGAGCTTTAGATATATATGGTTCTGACGTTGTTAAATCAGATTCAAAGCCAAACGCCAAAAGGAGCACTTTATGGATTGACTCTGGTAATGGAAATGCTATGAAGCATGTTGCTGAAGATGGAACTGTAATCGAGCTATCGTCTGGTGGAACTTCTTACGGTGCTACAGCTCCATCTAATACCAAACTCTTGTGGATCGATACTTCAGGTGTAGCTAGGTTTTATAATGGTTCTGCCTGGGTACCATTAGCAGCTACGTGGGGATAATTCAAAATGGGGGGGGGGGAGGTAATATATAATGTATTTATCGGGAAATGATCGTTTTACAAAAGACAAAGAAAAACGAGATACAAAAAATCCCCGGGAGGAAAAATCAAATAAAGTTTTTAAAAAGGAGGGTGAAGATAATGCCTAATTTTCTTACCGCGGCAGAAATGAACACTCTTAAAGCCAAGGTAAAAACAGAAATGCAGCGTAGAGCATACAATGGTTCTATGACTGGATTTGCATCTGCATCGTACGACTTCTCCACAACTCCTACATCCGGAACTAAAGTCACAGCGGACCAAGGTAAAAAAGTAGTCGAGCCTTTATTGAATATTAAAGACCATGGTAACTTGAACACTGCCGATTTAAAGACTGGTTCTAAGATTCCATCTTCTTTTAGTAACGAATTGCTATCTTATACTGACTCATTATCTCAAGAGCCACTCGATGGGGCTACCTCTTCATGCCGAGGAGCATGCTCTGGACTATGTGTAGGGACATGTGGTAGTACGTGTAGTGGATGTAGTAGTTGCTCAGGCGGATGTACTGGATCTGGTGGGTCTGGTGGCAGTGGATCAAGTGGCTGTAGTGGCTGTTCAGGAGGATGCGATGGATCATGCAGTGGTGGATGCGGAGGATGTGATGGGTGTAGAGGAACATGCTCTGGAGAATGTGGTGGTGCATGCTCAGGCGGATGCGGAGGTGGATGCTCAGGCGGATGCGGAGGATGTGATGGGTGTGCGGGATGTGGAGGATCATGTTCAAGCTCATGCTCGGCAAGTGGAAAGGGCTCGTCTTGTGCTACATGCTATAGTTGCACTGGCTGTGCTAGTTCGTGTTCTTCGTGTTCTTCGTGTAGCGGATGTAGTAGCTGCGATGGATGTAGTGGATGTAGCTGCTGTTCATCCAGTTGCGACGGCTGTAGTGGCTGTTCAGGAGGATGCGATGGATTATGCAGTGGTGCATGCTCAGGCGGATGTTACGGTGGCTGTAGCGGTTGTTCCGGATGTGGTTCTGGATGTTACGGCTCATGTACTGGAAATTGCGACGGATGTAGTAATGGCTGTAGTGGACAATGTAAAAACGCATGTGCTACTACCTGCTCAGCAACGTGTACTGGAACATGCCAAGCTCAAGCATTTGGTGCCGTAGTATCGGGGGTTGAGGACCCAACAGTAGATCTGATTGTCAATGGTATGATGAAACCGATATACTCTAAAGCATTGTGGAACCAAGTGCTTCCAGGTGGCGGTTATGCTAATAATTCTAATTATGAGCTTAAAGATCTTGGGATACAGATACGTTACGATAAAAAGAATAGCGAAATATTGTTTGATTTATCCAATGGACTTACAGTAGTTGACAACACCATATTCAAACAGTTAGGCTATAAATTGCCAATACCTCTATTCGTAATGCTTAATGATTCGAACATAACATATAATCCAAACCATGTTGGATCATCAGATAATTATTGGCCTCCAACAATTGAGAATGCTAACGGTCTTGTCATTAACGCCGGTCAAGGGTACCAAATAATGGTATCACCGAACGAGACCACACAAGCAAATAAAAAATGCACTAAGTTCGACTTAATTTGGTATAAATATAACACTACTAAAAATTATCCTGAAGTTGGTTCAATATTTAAGGGGTCAAAGGTAATTAGAATACCATTCAAAATAACAGGAATATAAAAACTATTAAAAGAAAAGGAGTTAACTAATATGAAAAACTTTACATTAGAACTTAACAAGGAAACAGCTGACTATTTACAGAGACTTGCATACGAGGTTATGACTAGAAAAGACGTTGTAGCTCATATGCTTGAGTCGGCGAAAGATGATACGGATGCTTCAGTGCTGGACTCAGTACCATTTAAGCATTATCACAAACTGCTTGAAGAGGCTGAGTGTTCCTACGACATTGCTAAAGCTGAGTTAGAAAAGTCTTTACAGCCTCGTGTTCTGGAGCATGAAGGAAAAGATGTTAAATTCAGATGGGCAGTAACAGACTTTTCAGAGCACCTCGTACACATTACCGTATTAGAGGGCTAAGCCTATGAAGAAGTTCGAACAGTTTCAGGATATGATCGGAAGGTTGTATCCTGAGACAATTATTACAAATAATGCATCTGACAGAAGAACTTTATCTCGTACCGTGACTTTTCAAGTAACAGACGAGTGTAACTTGTGCTGTACTTACTGTTACCAGATAAACAAAGGCAAGAGAAAAATGAAGTTCGAAGATGCAAAGAAACTTATTGATATGCTTCTTACCGGAGATGAACGCCTCGGTAACTACATCGACGCCTCTACATCACCTGGTATTATCATTGAGTTTATTGGCGGAGAGCCTTTCTTATGTGTGGATCTTATTGATCAGATTTGCACGTATTTCTATGATAAAGCTATCGAGTTGATGCATCCATGGGCAACAAAATTCTGTATTTCGATTTGCTCAAATGGTGTATTATATTTTGAGCCTAAGGTTCAGAAGTTCCTGAACAAATGGCGGCATAATCTCTCTTTCTCAATTACCATCGATGGAAATAAGGCTCTGCATGATGCTTGTAGAGTCTTTCCAGATGGTACTGGGTCTTATGATGTGGCAGTAGCTGGAGCTCGTGATTGGATATCAAGGGGATACTATATGGGCTCTAAGATCACCATAGCGCCAGGTAATGTGCAGCATCTATTCTCGGCGATTAAGCATATGGTAGAACTTGGATACAAAGATATCAATGCGAATGTCGTTTACGAAAAAGGATGGACATTGGAGCACGCGAAAATCTATTATGAGCAGCTCAAAATGTTAGCCGATTATTGGCTTGAAAATGACTTAGCCGATGACCATTTCATGGCATTATTCGAGAATGACTTCTTCAAACCAAAGGAAGAAACAGATCTTGAAAACTGGTGTGGCGGGACTGGATTTATGTTAGCGATGGACCCAGATGGGTGGCTTTATCCATGCATCAGATATATGGAAAGCAGTCTAGGAACGTCCCGAGAGCCTCTTAGAATTGGTCATGTCAATTTCGGAATTGCTCAAAGAAAATGTGATAAGCAGTGCGTTGAGTGCCTCAATAAAATTGACAGAAGAACGGAGTCTAGTGACGAATGCTTCTATTGTCCTATTGCTGAAGGCTGCAGTTGGTGCTCTGCATACAATTACCAGGAAAATGGAACACCGGATTCGCGCTGTACCTACATTTGCGATATGCACAAGACCAGATCACTTGCAAATGCATATTTCTGGAATAAGTGGTATCGTAAGAAACACTCGAAGCAAAGATTCAAAATATACTGTCCAGATGAATGGGCCATTCCTATCATCGGAGAGGAAGAACTTGATATGCTTAAGGAAATAAGTAAGGAGGATCAAAATGAAACTTAAATTTGGAAACGGAACAACAGTTGATATCCGTAAATTTACAAGAGAGTATGCCCAGAATCAGTCGGGTAAGACTTATCTGAACATTACTTCAACATACGAGTCTCCAGCAGTGTTTGACAGAATTGCTTCTACGGCTCGTAATGCAGACAATATTTCTCATATGGAGATTACAGACGATAATGGAAATGTAACTACATTCGACGGGTTCAAGCTGGACAACGTCATTGAGATTCATGACGGATTATCTAATGACGTTACTATCAGAGCTTACAAGAATGACCCAGTTATTACAACGGACGTCGATAACTCAGAATCAGGGGCTACCAGCGAGTCTTTGACATAAATCAAAATGGTTTAGGGAGGTGATACCATTGCAGTAATTCTTAACCGTCCAAGTGACGTTAAAAGAAAATTAAATAATATCTCTAGACTTTTACTCGTTTGTGTCTAGGGATAAGAACTTTTAAATCAAAATAGGAAAGGAGCTGTTTTGCTATGGATTATACACCAAACATCGACGCCCAAGGAATGCGACGGCCTATAGGTCCTGTAGACCAACCAAATTGGAATGGAGGACCAAAACTTATTCATAATCCCCAAGTTATGAATAACCAGACTGTAGGGCAGCCTAATCTGGCAAACGCAATGGCAAATCAACGGCCAATTATTCCAATCAGAGGAAGGATTGTAACTTCAGAGCAGGATATTGTGCCTGCAGAAATACCAATGGATGGCAGTATTTGTCTGTTTATGACAGAGGATTGCAAGAAGGTTATTGCTAAGCAGTGGAATAGCAATGGCGTTCTGCAAAGTATTATCTATTCTATAAGTTCGAATGAGCAGGCTCAATCAGAGTGCCAAAATGGTGATAACACCGGAGAATTAAAAGCTCAGCTTGACAGAATAGAGAATATGCTCAAACGGCAAGGGCATCAAAATAAGTCGCGATTCAAGGAGGACAAGAAGAATGATAAGTCAATGTATTCAGCAAATGGCAATGAAGATTCTAAAGGAGAATCCTAATATTGCTAATAACCCTAATGCTCAAAGCATGATTAACGTTATTCAATCTGGCGATGAGAAAAAAGGGCAGGAGATTGCAGAGAACATTTGTAAGTCTATGGGGGTAAGTAAAGAAGATGCTATCCGACAGGCAGAACAGTTTTTCCATGTAAAATAAGGAGGAAGTAATTATGTTTAATATGGGTAGTGCGCCAAGTCTTTCAGATATCGCTGCTGTTACAAAAGATGGAAATGGTGATGGCTGGGGCAATGGATGTTTATTCCTTATGAGCTTGATAAAGTAATCGCATAAGGAGGAAGATTATGGAAAGCATCGTATCAATTATCGTCACTGTGTTGTGTTCGGTTATTGCATCTTCTGGATTTTGGGCTTGGCTCCAGAAAAAAGATGATAAAAAATCTTTGCAAAGTCAGATGCTCATTGGATTGGCCCATGACCGCATCGTATCACTAGGCATGATATATATCGAACGCGGATGGATCACTAAAGATGAATACGAGAATCTGAGAGACTATCTTTATGAACCGTACAAAGCCTTAGGAGGGAATGGCTCGGCAAAAAGAGTTATGGAGGGAGTTAATAGACTCAAGATATTTACAGTACCTCCAACAAAGGAAGGAGAAAGTCAAAATGAAGTTAACAAATAAACAGTATGATATTCTTAAATGGATTGCATTGATTGCTTTACCAGCAATTGGCACTCTGTATTTCACGCTTGCTACTATCTGGGGTTTTCCGTACGGAGACCAGGTCGTAGGAACTATTACTGCTGTCGATACTTTTCTTGGTGCTCTGCTCGGTATTAGTACAAGCCAGCATAACAAGCGTAAAGCTGCTTCGGCAAAAAAGCAGTAATGTACATACGATGTCTCTAGGCTTTCTATACGAGGGCCTAGGGACGTCAGAGTATCGCTGGATTTTCAGGGCGTGTTTCTTTTTCGCAAATATTTCCACTACTATAATGAGAACTAGAGACATTATTATAAGGAGGTACTTATTATGAAGAACATGAGAACGGTATTAGTTGTTAAGGCAAAGGACAAGAGTGAAGCTAGAGCAGCTTTACAGTACGCTATGGAAGCACTCGATGAGGATGAATTACAAAAGAATATCGAAATCAAGGTTAGTTTTCCTACAAAGAACACTTGTAACCTTGTCTCAATGTGGAAACGTTAATTCTAAATATATTGCTCATGGAAACATGGGCTTTATATTTTTACCTCGCAAGATATTCGTATATTATAATGAGAAATATACTAGACAAAATATGGAGGTACATAAATATGAAAAACTTATTACAGATATTCAAAGATGGAAGATGGTTAATTTGTATATTCCCAGTAGCAGTACTTATAATTGCAGTACTTACTATGGTAGGAATTATGAATCCAGCAATATCATTTGGAGCTGGCATTGTTGCATATTTGGTGGCAATTATGTTTAGTTATGACGATGAAGATGAGGACTAATTCAGGTCCTCTCTTCTTTCGCAATAAATTCACGCATTATAATGAAGATTAAACATTTAGGAGGTAATTTGATATGAAGAAAAGATTAAAAGAATTATTTGCATTGGCGTCAGCTTTAAGCTTTATATGCACACCAACATTACTAATGTTCATTGGATTCTGGATGATCTACAATGTAGGTCTATGGATCGGAATAACATTTAGTGCCGTTGGATATTTCGCATCAGTTTGGGAGTATTTCCAATTGCAAACTTATTTCAATAAGAGAAAGAAAAAAAATCAAAACACAACTAAATAAGGTCTAGGGACGCGGGCGATTCAAAGCCCGTTCCTTTTTCGCAAGATATTCTGTTACTATAATAGGAGGTGACTAGTATGTTTGGATTATTTAAACGCAAAAAGGATAAATCAGATCCAGTACTGGAGATGTTAAGAGAGGAAAATGAAAGGCTTGACAAAATCCTTGCAGAAAAGCAGAAAGAAACTGCTAAGGTAGAGGAGGAAATAGCCAAGGCTGAAAATGCTCTTAGAGCACTCGGGTATACGGATAAGGATTTGCGCCGACTTGTGCAGAAAGCAAAAATGAAAGTCATTTAAAGAGGATGAGGACTAATTCAGGTCCTCTACCTTTTCGCAATAAATTCCTTTGCTATAATAGGAAGAAAGGAGGAGCTAAAAGATGAAAGAATTCTTAGCAAACATAGTAAAGGTATTTATTACATTAGCGATTTTAGGACCAGTAATTGCACTGGTAGGAATAGGGCTTGGGATAGGAGCTTTACTATTTTAACTAGGATGAGTCAGTGGAAACATTGGCTCTTCCTTTTCTTTTTTATTTTTGTTTTAAGAAAGGAGTCAAAATGACAGTAAAAAAATTTTTGGAAAACAACAAAGCAGCAATTATGTACGATTTCGCAAATAAGGAATTGGAGAAGATCTTAGCGCGATCGAAAGAATTGAATAAAAAAATGGAAGTATTACCTGACAAAAATTCAGTAGAAGGATTAAATATTCTTGTTGAATCGCAACGTTTAGCAGGAAAAATCGAAGGCATTAACCTTATCATGGAAGAACTCGAACGCCTCGCAAAAATCTCATAGTGTATAATGAGATGAAAGGAGGAATGTAGGATGATTACATTAGCAATTTTAGGAGCTATTTTATTAGGAGTGATAGTAGTTGGAATAGCACTGCTCTTAGCAGGAGGTATTTCAATACTGTTCACTTTCGGAGATGTGATAGTGGCAGGATTGATAATCTATGCTATCATCAAACACATTTGGAAAAAACATCATAAGAACTAGGAGGGGCCTACATAGGCTTCTCCTTTTATATTTTTTAAATTAAAGGAGGATACAAAAATGGTAGTAAAGTATGTTGAAGATTTCGTTGGATTGGATGGTCATTTCTACGAGAGTAAGGTAGCATCAGATTGCAATTCTATTCGGTTGGTTCCGAATTGCGGAGGCATGATGTCAGCTGTATTCTTATACCGGGACAATGATCAGAGTATGATTATTCCATTCTCAGCAAGAGAACTTGATAAGAAGATGGTATACCTGGACAACAATATCTTTGATATCCACGTTGCATCTGGCATTATTGACTTGTCTGGATTCAAGGCTGTAAAACTGTCAAAATACATTGAGCTGAATTCAGTAATGAAGACGATTGGCAAGAGTCCGTTAATCGCTGGTAAATTGCCAAAAGGAACTCCAGTTGATACTAGGGATATATCAAAAGATATCTGTCATGCAATTGAATTCAATGATGACAGCTTCGAGCACCTGTTTAAAAATATGAAGGAGGGATTATAATGTTTAAAACTTACATTGATATTTCTAGACGGAATTATATTTACTATGCGGTTCACGATATTATTACGATGCGTAATGGCTGGGACGTAATAACCACTGTCACTAGACCAGATCATATAAGGATCTACTTCTCTTATAAATGGTTCCAGTATGGCAAGGTTCAAGCATTCAAAAAGGCGGTGAAAAACTATGCAAAAAGAGTCAGATATTACGATCACACATATATCCCTAAATATTTATTTGCGCAAGAGACAAGACCATATTCAGACAAACTCCAAGAAGCGCTCGCAGAGTTTTCCTACACAGCAGCAGTTCAAGGAGGTATTAGATGTAGAGATATCGAAGCTATAGTCAATGACGATGGCATAGTGATAGGATATAAAAGATAAGGAGGAATTAAAATGAACGTATTAGTATGTATTATATGTGTAACTCTTGGATATCTTGTCGGTATGCGTGTTGGCAAAAACGTAACGAAAATGTCTTGCCCAGGCATCATCAAAATGGCTAGGGACGAGGATAGCGAAGGGTACTACTGTGCTCTTGAGGTTAAGGGAAAAGACTCTCTTAAAGAGATGTACAATTCTGATACAGTAACGTTCGAAGTTAGGCGTATGTCAGACACGCAAATAAAACAGGGCTTATAATGAGAACTTTATTGTTATAATATTGAAAGGAGTCAAATATGGCAAGAGAAGAAGGAACTGAAAACTTAAGGGAGGTATTAGAGCAAACTATTATTGAAGAGGACAATAAACTCTTCGATGAAAAGATTGGAGACGAGCGAAACGCTATTGCCGGCAATTTGGTTAGCTTCTATAAGTTGAAATTAGAAGAAGACAAGCTCACCCAGGAGCGTGATATCAAAATGAAAGAGTTTGATCACAAAGAAAGAGAACTCGACATTAGAGAACGCGAACTGGAGCAGTCTAAAACTAATTCAAAATTAGAGTTGATCAAATCCGGAGTAACGCTGGCCGCTTGGGCCGGTCTTAGCATCGGAGTGATGGTCTTCGAAGGTAATGGAGGAGCAATACTTAGTAAGGCATTTCCGGGGATCTTTCCAAAGACGAAGATCTGAGAAACAAGAAAGTTAAGTTTATAGGCTATGGAAACATGGCCTTTAAGCTTTTCGCAAATAATTCTTAGTCTATAATGAGAACTTTATTGTTTTAAGTTGAAAGGAGAATTAAAATGAAAGAAAAAACTAAACAGAAACTTAACGAGGCAAAAGAGTATGTTGTTGAGCATAAGAGTGATATCATCGCTTTCTGCGCTACGACTGTAGTTGCGGTTGCAGCTGGTCGTGCTTGTGGTTCTATGATTGGAAAGTACATTGGCATGACAAATGCAGAAGCATACAGAAATGGATGGCAGAAAGGCATGAGTGATTTTCACGATCGTATGCTGAGAGACAACATTGAAAATGCTGAAGTTGTTAAGGCTTTAGTGGAATTTCAGGATCGAAACACAAAATAATAAAGAACGAAGTTTATAGGCTATGGAAACATGGCCTTTAAGCTTTTCTAAAGGAGTTAATTATTATGGATACATTCTTATTGGCATTCTTAACGGCGTTTATAGTACTGATGATCTCAGAAAGACGCCATCGCAGATAATTCATTTCATATAATAGGAGGTGATAAAATGGGCAAAGAAACTTTATTAAAGATTGGCCAGATTGGATGCACTGCATTAGCAGGATTCTTAGGAATCTGTTTGACACAGTTAAGCATCGATAAGGCAGTCGATAACAAAGTAAAGGCTTTAGAATCAACCGACAAAAAAGAGGATGAGGACTAATTCAGGTCCTCTACCTTTTCTAGAAAGGAGTCAAAATGAGCACTGAACAGGTAGGATATTTTATTAAAAGAAACATGACTACTATTTTATCTATAGGTGCGGCTGTAGGTGTAGTAGTATCAAACATCCTTACAAATAAAGCATCTATCAAAGCAACACTTAAAGTTGATGAGATCGAGAAAAAGAAACACAGAGAGCTTACGTTTATCGAAGAGGTAAAGGTTGTAGCTCCGATTTACGCTCCGTCTATTGTAGTTGGCGCTGCTACAATAGGGTGCATCTTTGGATCGAACTTCTTAAACAAGAAACAACTGGCTGCCTTAGCGGGAGCTATGAGCATTTTGCAGGCAAACTTTAAGCGGTATAGAGAAGGAGTAGTAAACGAGGTAGGTAAAGAAAAAGAAGAAGAAATCTGGAAAGACAGTAGAACTCCAGTCACAAAAACAGTATCAGAACAGGAATCAAAATTTGTAGATACGACAGGATTGACATTCTTCATTGATAGTCTGACTGACGAGGGATTTTATGCTGACAAGGCGACAGTAGAGTCAGCAATTCTAAAGCTTAACAGAAAATTGGCTTTAAGCAGACGCCAGACAGTAACATTGAATCAGTTTAGAGATGATCTCGATTTACATCCTACAAATTTTGGAAACATTGTTGGATGGTCAAAGATCGACATGGATGAAAACGACAAGACTAATGAATGGATTGATATTCAGCTTGTGCCGTTTGAAAATGGAGACGGATATTATCTGAGGTATCTTGATTTACCGCATGGGTTATTTATGGCGACTAAACAAGAAAAACGAGATGCAAAAGGCTGGTTCAAAGATATGGAATATCAGTCAAGTATGATATAGAAAGGAGAACAAAATGAGTTTATTAAACAGTTTAATTAAGGAGGCAAACAAGATTCCAGTCGTTGCCGATAAGAATGCACCAATGCTTCTTATGATTGCTGGAATCGGTGGATTAGCTGCTACAGTAGTCAGTGCGATCAAGGCTACACCGTTAGCAATTGACAAAATGGATGATGAAATCGCTAGGCGATATGAAGAAGGAGAGATCGAATACGAGGATCTGCCAATGTCCGTAAACAAATCTGACATGGCGTATAGATTCGAGGAACTCGGTCCGAAGCAGATCGTAAAGTCTTGCTGGAAGTGCTATGTCCCTACAGTGATTTTAGGGGCTTTAAGCATCTCAGCATTCGTCGGATCATACAAAATCAGCACAGCCAGACTTACAGCTATGACAGCAATGTACGAGTTCACGGCAAATGCATATGACAGATACCGTAGAAATGTAGCCAAAGTATCACCAAAGACAGATGTCAAAGCTACCAAAGCTGCTAGGGACGAACAGGTAAAAGAGATCTCAGAGTCTAAGTTTGATGGAATGCCAGAAGGAAAAGAGGTTTGTATCGACCTGTATACAGGCAACGTGTTCTATTCGACAAGAGAAGAAATACTGCAGGCCGTTGGAAAGATAAAGGATCGATTCCTTGGCGGAGAGATGTTTATATCTCTGAATGAATTCTACGATGAAGTAAATGCAAATCATGTAGAAGTAGGAGACGATGTAGGATGGTCGCCAGACACTTATGTAGATGTTCAGTTCGACTCAACGTTGAGGAATGGAAAGCCATGCCTGACAATTGGATATTTCGCAAATCCGAGGTTTGATTACCGCGAATTAATGTAGGGTCGCAAAAAAATCATATATTATAATGAGAGATATACCAAAAAATTTAAGGAGGACAAAAGTATGTCAGAATTACAGAATGAGAACGAGGTATTAGTATCAGAGGACGTTAACACAACGCCTGCAACTGAGGAATCTAAGGACGATTCATTAGGCAAACTTGGGATTGCACTGATCGGATTAGCGGCTGTCGGAACTTACACGCTTGGAAAAGCGGCAGTTAAGGGAGGCATGAAGTTAGTTGAGAAGGTAAAAGAAAAGAGAGCCGACTTGAAGAGGTTTAAAGACTCTAAGGACGCGGACTATCGTGAAGCGGAACCTGAAGATTATGCTGAAGAAGATCAGGATGAAACTGAAAACGAAAAGTAGTACTTAAAAAGATTGGAAATCTTTGGGTCTAGGATCATGGAAACATGGTCTTAGACTTTTTGTTTTAGAAAGGAGTCAAAATGGAAAGGCTTGAAAGTAACTCAATCACTACTGGCACTAAGGCAACGAAGAAAAAACCTACAAAAGCTGAAGAGCGCCATAAGATTGAAAAAGTTGTAAAGAACAGGGTAACGACTCAGAAAAAATCACTGGGTCAGAAATTTGGAGAAACGTTTTTAAGCGATGAATCAGGAGGTGTTGGATCGTATATCTTTAATGATGTTCTGATTCCAGCATTAAAAGATACATTTGTTGACATGGTCGAAGGTGCTATCAATATGGCATTCTATGGCGATACAAGACACAGATCACGTAACCGTAGCAGTTTTAGTCGTGGTAGTATTGAGCACGTGCCATACGATTCCAGCTTTGATAGCCGTAGCAGACGTAGATCAGCACCTCGAGGCAGAGCTAGATACGAAATGGACAATCTTAGATTCGACTCAAGAGCAGATGCAGACACATTGCTTGATACTTTAACCGAGTATCTTGATCAGTATGGATCAGTGTCTGTTGGTGACGTTTTTGAGTCTATTGATATTCCGACACAGGCTAACGATTTTCATTATGGATGGTATGAGCTTGGAGGAGCACATATTAGAAAGGCTAGAGACGGGGGATATATATTAGAGCTGCCAAGATTGGAGGAGATTGACTAATGACCAAATTCGTCGAGTTAGGAACTAAGACAATTTACGATTGCGAAAATTGCGGATGTAGATTTTCTGATAAAGAAAACATCAAAGAAGATAAGCTTTATTCTAGAGGCGAATTAAAAGCAGTTATATCTTATATTGAATGCCAACATTGTGGTAAGAGATATATAATAACAACAAAATAAGGAGGTATAGAAATGGGAAACAAAGTAAATCATCCGGATCATTATCAGAATATTGCTGGCGTTGAGGCTATTGATATTCTGAATGATGTGGTTAAGGACCTGCCAGGCAAGCAGGCCGCAATGTTATGGAACGCTATGAAGTATCTGTTCAGATTCCAGAAGAAAAACGGTGTTGAGGATCTAAAGAAAGCTCGGAATTATCTGGACTATCTGATTAATGATATTGAGGCAGTTCAAGAGGCAGCCAAAGATATTTCAGAAAAGTGTCCAGAGTTTCTGTCAGATAAATGGCATTCAAATGCATACGGAAACGTGAGCATTTTTGCAAAATCAAAAGAACCGAACGGAATGCCGACGAAGTTAATTTTCGATACTGAGTACGCTGCAGAAGAGTTCAGGAGTGTATTTTACAATATGCTTAGTGAAGGCTACGATGAATTCTCGATCGAAGATGTTGCTTTAGAAATGAAGTTCAAAGCTCCAAAAATTACTAAATGGGATCTTCTTGCCAACTGGAAAGAAGTGCATGGCAGTTTCACCATTGAGCCAGTCGGTGATAAATACGAGCTGATCTTTAACTATAAGGATTCTAGTTCAAAAACGCCAACGAATGTTGAGGTTGACGAGGGTACATATGTTACCTATAAGTCAAAAATTTCAGGCCATGCAGAGGTATACCATTCAAAACATATGTATGCGGGAACATGCACAGAGATTATCTTCACGAGTGACTTATGCCGGGATATGTTCATTGCGAACTTTTTCAACAAGCTTAAATCTGAGAATTATAAGCCATTTTCTATTAGAGAGGTTCTGTCAGCTACAAATAGTTATATTATCCCGGGCGAAACTGACGAGTTCTCGATCATGATGCCTTGGAAAGATATCTTTAGTCGTTTTGTATTGTTTAAAGAAGGCAATGAGTATGTCTTAGAATTTGTTTACAAAAAGAATGTATTAGATGCATTAGAAGCAAGTCAGCCTACAAATGATGTACACGTTTTATGCAAATCAACTGTTTGGGGAAGTGCAGATGTTTACTATTCCACAGAACTGTTGAAAGGCACGTGTACAAAAATTCTGTTTAACGACATTGATGCCCGGAATACATTTGCTTTAAAGTTCTTTAAATATCTTAGTCATGAAAATAGCGGATTCTCTATTAGAGAACTTCTGGATGATTTAAAATATCTGTGGGGCGAGGATGATGACAACCTTTCTATTGATGTGCCATGGAAAGATATCTTTAAAGGATTTTATATGGGCGAAGAAGGAGGAAAGTATTCCTTAGAATTTATTTTCAATCAGGAGGACAAATAAATGAAAGAAGTATTAAACACAGCTGTAACTAGCTTATCAACAGTATTAGGTCATGCTAAGGCCTGGACAAAGATGAACTCTTCGGAGATAATGTTATTTGCAGGTATTGGAGCAGGTATTGGAGCTCTGATTACAACACAGAGAGCTACACTCAAAGTAACAACAGTAAAGAGCAACGAAGAAGAGACAAAAAAGAAAATCGTAGAGACAGCAGCAAAGTATGAAGAAGATCCTGATTCTCTTGACAGACCTTACACAAAAGAGGACGCAACCAACGATATGGTTCTGCTGAAGAGAAAAACAGCATTAGAGTACGTTAAGCTCTACGCAGGTCCTGTAATTCTTGAAGCAGTATCTATCGGTCTTATTCTTGGATCTCATCATATTATGAAGCAGCGTCAGGCAGCGTTGGCAGCATCTTGTGCAGCAATTGCTAAGGCTTATCAGACATACCGTCAAAATGTAATCAACAAGTATGGCGAAGAAGTTGACCAGGAAATGCTGTATGGCTCTGAGAAGAAAGTAGTTAAGAAGACTGAGACAGATCCAGAGACAGGTGAGAAAAAGAAAGTAACTGAGGAACAGGAGATTATCAGAAACTTCGGTGGCTCACCATATGCAAGACTCTTCAACAGAGAGAACTCTACTGAGTGGTTCAATGATAATCCTCAAAATGAATTCATGCTTGCACAGCGCGAAAAGGAAGCAGATACACGGTTAAAATGTGAAGGCATCCTGACACTTAATGACGTATACCGTATGATCGGTCTGAAGCCTACAGACATTGGTCTGACACACGGCTGGAGATACAGAAGCCAGAAAGATCCAGATTATGGCAAGTTCGACAACAACGTAACGTTCCTGACCAAGTGGGTCATGGTTCCGAACGAAGAAACTGGAGAAGATGAGAGAACACTGTTAATCGATTTCAACTGCGATGGCTGCATTTACGGTGAAGTATCCCAGAGATGAATCGATGAACAGATAATGTTTAGAGACGGTGTATTAGATTACCCTTGGCAGCAGTGGTGCTACTAAGGGCGGTCTAGGACCGTAGGAAGGAGTCAAAATGAGTTATACTTATAATAATGCAAACTATCATTCAGCAGGTATAGCAACAGCTTCAATTGCAATTGCTACAGCGTACAACAAAGATCCTGATGCAGATTTCATTGAAACTTCGCATGAAAACATGGATGCAATTTCGGAGTATTTTAAGGATCATGCGTTTTACAAATACAATACCGATCTGACTATGGACGGTCAGCTTAAGTTCAAAGGAAAGCCAGTTATAGCATATATTGGACAGCCTATAGGAAGCAATAAAAGTGACATAGGATCTATGACAGCCGAGGAAATGAAAAGGATGCTTAACAAAGTTTATGGTGCTACGAAGTATAACCAGGGAGGTTACAGTGTATAGATGTGATGGATGCGGTGAGGTATGTGAGGAAAACGAACTTACAGAGTTAGAGTTCTTTCAAGGCGTACCAACGCAAAACTTATGCAGTAAATGTCTGGCAAATATATTTGTAAAGAAGGAGAAAAAGAAATGAAGAACGCAATATACTTAGACAGTGACTTTGTACGGGAGAAGATGGATTCCGTTAACGTGTTGCTCAGACGATTTGAGACGCTTATCAATAGCACTGATGGTGTCCTCACAGGTCAAATGATATGGAGAAATATCTTACACGCTTTAGACATTAACACTAAACAGGAGATCATTGATGCTTTTGGCCTTTTCAGTTTAGATGACAAAATATATGATATCAAGTCGGTTGTATTGTACAAAGATGCTAAGACATATGACACATACTTACTGTTCAATGTACGTAATGCCAATGAAGAAAATATCGACAATAGTAAAGCTGCTGAGGCATTTGCAAAAGTCTACGCAAGGCTTAATGAACTTCAGGAGAAGACAGATGTCAAAATAGCTGCTAAAATTACAACCGACGATATAGAAATTGAAGCTTCTAAGGACAACCTTGTATACCGGATCATTATTCCGAAGTTTACACTCGACGAAGCTGTAGATATAACGATTCCAATTGAGAACACACTGGATGATGTTATGAGAAAAATGATTGATTAAAGGGAGGTCAAAATGAAAGAAGTTTATTTGAAATGTGACATGATTCCATATGAAAGGAGATCTGTCAATGCGCTGATCGATAGACTTTACACGATTACTCAAAGTAATTATGGAGCCTTATCAGGCAATGTTATATGGTTCGAACTTTTAGATCGTTTAGGAGTGGAATCAGAAAAAGAAATCCTGGACGCTTTTGGCATTAACGATTTAAAGTCTAAGATCTATAATATTACTAATATTGGTTTATGCCAAGATATCGAAAGTATGTGCGCATACCTGATGTTCAAAATAGATGATTCAGTGAAATGCGGGACTGAGTGTGTAGCTAAAGATATATCAGATATCTATGCATACATCAATAAAATTGAGACAAACTCTCAGCTGAAAGCAAACATCGAGGTTACAACTGACGGTGCAAGTGTTAGCTTCCCTAAAGACGATCCAGTAGAGCATGATATTGTGAACAATGTCTTTGACTCAGTAAGGGCGGTTTATAAAGGGCTCAACAATATTAAGTCTGAAACCGGTGTCAAAACAGGTGTAGCTATAACAGGATTAGGAGTTCATTTCGATTCTGTTAAGGATGAATTAGGATTCAGTATCTCTGTAGAGAAGAAAGAACTCAATAATGCAGCTGATATTACGATACCTATTAAGAACACAATTGATATTGCTATAAAGAAGGTAACAGAATAAAAGGAGGATTCTTCTATGTGCGACAAAACAAGAGAAATGTGTAATTGGACTGTAACAGAACGCGATCTGGCCATCTTCGAGCGTTGGATGAAAGGTGACAGTGCTCGTATGATAGCAATGGACGAGTATGTCTCTACTCAGAGAATATACCAGATCATTACTAAGGTACGGTTATTCCGTGGCGATGAGGTCTACAAAGATCCGTATGATCTCAGATATCTACAGTCAATTACACCTAGAACTAGAAAATTCTTAGTTAAAAGAGGAGCTAAAGACATTAAAGAGCTGATTGAATGGGTTAAGTATAACAGACTTACAACCATACCTGGTATCGGCGATACGATTGAAAAGAAAATACTTATTCAGCTCAATGACTTTATGCGCCAGAGACGTGAAGAAGAGCAGAATAAAAATGGAGGAATTTAAAATGAAGAAAATTAGTAAAGGGTTATACTTATTACTTGCAGTCATTGTATGTTTGGCTATAGTTCAGCCAGTAAATGCAAAAACTAAATATACCAAGGCAGATAAGAATTTATCTTATACACTGGCTGTTTTCCAGGATAGTGAACTGTTAAACCCAGATTCATTTAAAATAAAGAAAATTAGTAAGGTTAAATATGTGCTAAATAAGGATAATTTTGAAGTGTATGCAGCATGTGGAATTCTTGATGACTATAGGGCAATCACTTGGAAGGTGGATTATACAGCATCCAATGCTTATGGCGGAAACGTTAGGGAAAGTGTATATGTTACTTCTACATGGAATTATTGCAGTGAAGAAGACTTTGATTTTGAAGAATATACTGACAAAACAAATTACGCTAAAAGTGGTAAAAGTAAGTCGTTTGTTAAGAAAATCAAGAAACTGACGTCAAAATATTATAAAGAATTTTAAGGAGGTCTAGATATGAAAATATTAGCTACAATCAAAGAACTGTCAGAAAATTACAAAGTACCTATTAAACTTGTGGTAGAATCTGACGGTACTATAAAAATATATGTCGATCACGAGTATGTTAACTATCTTACTGTCAATGAATCAACGACCGAGGATTTCGTTTGTTTCTGTTTAAGGGAATGCGTAGAAATATATTTTAGGAGGTAATTAAAATGAGAGGATATTGTAAATGTGACTTATGTGGTAAAACATACCATAAAGATAATAACAAAGAGTATGATGGAATTACAGTGTGGTACCTAGACAATGATGGAGACACGATATACGGACAGGATGGAGTAATGCTTGGTGATATCAATGGGGTCATGATGATAGATAAAATACCTGCAAGAATGGACGTTTGCCCGGATTGTTTCAAGAGATTCTGTAACTGGATTAAAACAATTAAGGAGGAGACAAAATGAGAGGATTTTGTAAATGTGATTTATGTGGCAGCGTATACCATGAAGATGATAACGAAATGTATAGCGGAATTACTGTATGGTGGAAAGGCAAGTCAGGTGTGGCATGTTTCCCTGGCGATAAGAAATTATGTACCCCAGATGGCGAATGCATTACGGATATTCCAGGAATGATGGATGTTTGTCCTGAATGCCAGGAACGATTCTACAACTGGATCAGGATGGCTAGGAATGAAGCTAAAAGTTCTAAGGATGATGACTTCCCTATGAACAAACCTGAATAATTCGCACAAAAATCAAATATTATAATGAGAAGAGATGCGTAGTAGCACAATAGCAGTGCACTGGTATACCCTATACCAGAGATGCGGGTTCATATCCCGTTTGCATCTCCTTTCATTTTTCGAAAATTAGGAGGAATCAAAATGAACAGAATTATCGATTGGTTTAGAAAACCGGCTATCTTGCACAAACTGTTTCACACTGGAGGAGATTGGGATGGGGACTTGGTAGTATACAAGCATCACAAGTATTATGCGAACATCCAGACAGGGACGGTGATGAGAATTGAATAGCATACTTACAATTATATTTATATTCTTTAGAGCTTTAAGCTTATTCATTTTAGGTGGCCTTATAGTAGCTGGTGTGATACATACAGTAAAATGCATTTTCAAGAAACACGATATTGACTTAATTTCAGAATTTGTGATTATTATCATCGGAATGTGCATAGCTGTATCATGGTCAGTAGATTTGCATTAAGGAGGTTATTATGCAGGAATTTGATCATACATCTAGAGAAGATTATACATATACTGAACAAGAGATGTCATGTCCTTATTTCGATAACTGTTATATTCAGGTAAGAAATCAGGGAGCATGCAGGTATATGTGTAAAGACAACCAAGCGTATAATAAGGAGGATTAAAAATGACACCAAAAGAATGTTTAATACAGTTCAAAGAAGCTTATTGTGAAAAAGATCCGAAAAATAATAAAGATCCGGAATTCAGATGTGATGAGTGTTTGTTTAGAAAAGATAACGAATGCTCAGTTAACGCTTTTATTGGTAGACAGTATGAAAAGGAGGACAAATAAATGAATGGAAAAGTTGTATTAAGTTTTGTATTAGGAGCAGCAGGTGGAGCTGTAGGTATGTATTTCGGGATGAAACGGGCCTGTGAGATGTATATCGATAAGGAAATCGAGCAGTTTAAGGCCGATTATGAGGCAGCACACGAGCCAAAACCCGAAGAAAAGAGTGAAGATCTTAAGGAAATGGACAAAAATCTGGAAAAAGATGCTGAAAAAGCCCTAAAAAAGTACGCTTCAGCCACAGAAAAGAGTATTTCCAGCGTAGATACAGGTAAAAAAGAGGCCGACGCCAGGGTAGAAAAGATCAATTATGCCAAAATCAGGACTCCAGACATCGACAAGATTGACGAAATCGATGTAGAGAAGCGCGTAGATGCAGCAGTAGGTCCAGTTGTGATTGATCCTAGCGAGTACATGGAAGACGATGGTCTCAAACGAGTTGTATGGAACTACTTACCTAAGGAGCATGCAGTATATTCTGAGAACGGTGATGAAGAGATTGTTGATGGTATTAAGATTCTCGGTGAGGAAAACTTAGACTCATTCGGTGAGTTTGAGGTTGATACGCTGTACGTAAAGAATGCTCGTGAGGGCATCAAGATCGATTGTGTCCAGTACGAGGATGATACTTATGATGAATTCTTAGAGGAGATTACGTTATGATAATATTTTATTATCCAGACACATTACACAGTATAAATAGGTATGAAAAGGCCAAAAATGAGGCCAAAAAGAGGTCTAGAAAGGAAAAAAATGTTAAAAATCGACAAAAATAGGGTCAAAATGGACTATTTCGAGTGGCTTTTGAGTAAAATTGGCGTTGATCCGACCAAAAATAGTCACATTCATGGATTGAAATGGCTGTTCGCAACCGACTTCAAATGGTCCCATAAACTTGACGCTAACCGAGCTGCAGACGGTGTCGATCTTCGTGGAACCTTCGCTTATGAGTGTGGCTATAGATATCCGGAAGTCAGAGAAGCATTACTTGATAAACAGTGTTCTTGGCTTGAAATGATGGTTGGGTTAGCCATGCGGTGCGAAGATTCCATTATGGGAAATGATGAGTTTGGAGACCGTACACCGCATTGGTTTAACGTTATGATCGACTCGCTTGGACTTTATCTGGACTGCTCTGAGGACGATGAAGTTATCCTTAAAAAGTGTGCTTCACGTCAGTATAAGCAGGATGGAGAAGGCGGCTTATGGTGGGTCAAAGGAACTAAAAAGAACTTGAGACGTATGCAAATTTGGGATCAGATGTGTGAGTATCTCAATGCAAATTATAAGGAGGAAATTCATCTATGAAAGGACCAAAGGTTATTAACACAAAACTTACAGAGCATGAGCTCGAGAAGATTAAAGTAGAGAAGTTTGTGGAGCGCATGTTTAGTCGTGACAAATGCCGTATTGGTGCATTAAACGCTGCTAGATATTTAGAGAAGAATGGACCTGCTGGTGTATTCTCCGATTCAGCTATTGACGTGATTGATGCTATTGCCTTTGCATTTGCTTCGGGAGAATTGGACTGGGTTAAAGATTTAGGGAGAGATGATGAAGAATGATGGTACAAGTAGTTATTGTAGTTGCCTTGTCGCTTTTGTTTAGTATTGTTGTATGATAAGGAGGAATCAAAATGACAAAGGAAGAGTTTAAGGGATTCAGTTCGGCTGCCCAGCATGATATGATTTTAGAGGCCTTGGTACGAGTTACGAAGAACCTCGAGACGATGGAGAAAGAATCGGGGAAGCCGTTTGTGGGTACTACCAAACAGCGTAGGAATGATATCAAGCTGCTTACTATTCTGGCGGAAGCATTCGGTAAGAACGAACTGGTGTGGGCGCAGAAGCTGAGAGTAACTATGGATGCTGGTAAGATGATGCCTAGGGACGAGGTCTTATCGCGCTTTGCCTTGTATACTGGCATTGGGCAGAAAGTATATATGGAAAAGTCTAAGCCCGCACCTTGGGACACGGCACCTATGATAGATGCAACCAATGATAATCGTAAAGGGTCTAGGAATACATTTAGTGAAATGACGAATGCCAAAGAAAAGATTGAGAGTGCTCAGCAGAGTTCCGGGAATTTTATGAGTTTTGAAAATAATAAAGAAAGTTGAGGTAAATGCTATGGGAAATACAAAGAAATTTATTCCTAATATGGATAAATCTGAGATGTTTATATGCCAATATAATCCTTCTGATGGTGCTAGTCCTAGCTACTTTACTGTTGCTAAAGAAAAAATTGAGAACGGTAAAAGTGCTGGATTGCGAGCCGTAGCATATTGGAAAGGCAATCAGGCTGATAAAATGCATGACATCATCGTAAATAACAAGATGATTTAGATAAAAATAATAAAGAAAGTTGAGGTAGTAATTATGGGAAATACAGGAAAAAATGAGGATTATGTTGGCAAGCTTGTGCCCTATTTCGATTGTTCGCGGGGCCAAAGCCGATGAACTTTTTGAGCGTTTAATGGGTGAAAACGCAAAATAAAAATGGCCAGCGGATTGCAAAAATTGGTAAAAAAGTGGCTTTTTAGGGGTATTTTATGCCCTTATTGGCCAAAAACCCATTTTTTTATATACTTTAAAAACTTTTTAAGAAAGTATGAAAATATAAAAAAGTTTTTGAGAGAACAT